TACAAGCCAAGCCAGATGACATTGTGAGACCCGTGATCAATCTTCCTGATCCATTGCTTGTGTCTGCTCCCACAGATATTGTTGCAACAGTGCAAAAAGATGTAGGTTCAGACAATCAAACCGTTTATAAAATAGAAGTGTATTGGCAACCATCCACTGATCCTTATCTGACCAATTATTTGGTTCAATACAAGGTGGGCACAGATGTTGAATACATCACGGCTGTCACAACCACAGATACAAAATTTGTAATATCTCCTGTGACCATAGGACAGGAATACAACATAAGAGTGGCTGCCTTGAATAGCCTGCAGAGAAGATCAGATTATATCTATATTTGGGCCACAGCACTTGGATCCACGTATGTGACTCTACATCTGTTGATTTTGCTCTCTTTGTTCTCACCTTCAATATTCAAACCACCTATTATCTCATCTTCTGTGACAGAAAATACCACATCTGGAGAACCAGGTGTGGCCGTGATGTCAGTGTCATCTCCACCATGTTCAATCTTCAATTGATATTTGCCCTGTTGATAAGGCATAATGCCACGAAATCCTTGTAAAATTATTTTAATATTAGTCATTAAACTTTGACCAGTATCTAACACAGCATCACAGGTGAATGCCTTGCCAGTGGTGGTTGAGGTGTAAGTGACCACTTGATCACACAGTGTAGCCGCAGTTTTAAATGTATCCCAATCAAACACATCATTGGCCAATCCCTTACCATATCTTTCATTTCTCATATAATCCAATAACACTGATGCTGGATTATTAGTAAAAGTCACTGTTTCATTATCGTAGGCAGTGGTATGAGTAGATCCCAATGTAGTAGCATCAAATATTTTTTTACCTTGTATCACAACTTTGATGTCAGGTATGCCTCCACCATAAGGATTTTTATCTGCTTCTTCCTGTGTGGTACTTTTGACCCATTCAAATCTTAGAGCAAGATAACACAGCCCTGCCAATCTATGATTGTCTCCCCATCCTGGTGCTTCTTTTAATATAGAGCTGGCCACTTGATTGTCACGACCATCAAAAAATTGACACTGTAATCTTCCTGCATAATTGGTTGCAGTGGGAGAAGCCACCACACCGTGAGAATATGAATCTAATGGTACTTCGTTGTCATCCACATATAATTTTACAAATCCATTGCATTGTCCTTCAGCCACAACAAAACCAAGATATAGATACCTGTTGTTGTCACCGTTGGTAGATACAAACACTCTTGTGCCTCCCACTAATCTTGTGCCATACACCACTGGTATGTTGCTGATAGCAGAATCTTTGTTTAATAGAACACCCTGTATGGATTGAGAATCACTGTAGGATTGATCAGGAGCATCAAACTTCGTTCCAAATGGAGATGTAAGAGCACTGACCACACCTTTTACCAAACCCACGGCACCTTTCACAATGGACTTACCCACATCTATAACTGCCTCTACTACACCACCCATTATATCACCATCTTTCTGTAACCTTCATTAAATTTTGCATATCCCAATCTAGATAAAAACACATTCATTTTATTAAATTCATGGCTATGTGCATAATTGAAATGTATCTCTAATGCCTTGCATCGTTTTGCGTATTCTTCCACTCTCTTAAACAGTTTAAATGCGTTTAAACCACCACGATAGTCTGGATGTATATAATAAAAATGATCATAAACAAAAGTGTCATAGTTCCAAAGATATTGCACCAAAGAAACTGCACAAGCACCCACAATCTTTTCATCTTTTTCCATAACAAATACTTTTAATCTAGGATTGTTGATGGAATGGAGATATGAATTTTTTAATTTTTCCATATCAAGATTGATGTGAGTAAATTGACCACTCTCAGCAAATTGTATCCTATTTAGATCCAAACATCTATCTAGATCTTCTCTACGAAATTCTCTAACTATCATAACTCTTTTCCCAAGTAACATCACTTTGAACAAAACCATTGCTCATTAAAAGATCTGCTTTGGCATCCACATCTAATAGATAACAATTACTGGATGTTCTAACAACTTTTATATTGTTATCATTGCAAAATCTCATCACTGCATCAAACAATAATTGATAATATGCAGAATCTCTGTGAGCAGTATCCAAATGAATTAAATCAATGTAACATCTCATATTGGTATTCCAAGGTAGACTGTCAATCTGTGCCACCACAAATCCTACCAATACCGTGTCACGAAACATTCCAAAACATTTATTTAGAGCACCCGTTAATAGACTTTTTACTCTAAAATTAAAACTGGCTTTGTCAAATTCTGTATTCACCCAACCTCGTTCATACACTGCTTTGTAAGCAAGATCCAACACTTGATTGATATCAGAAACTCTCAATGGTCTAACTGTGTTCATTATACTTTCCCCCATTTGATATCTTTGACAATCTGCGGTGAGAAGTCCATGCCCCTGTCTCCAAGAAAATACAATTCCTGTGAAGCAGAGTTGGTTCTTCTACCATTGGTTCTTTCAAAATCTGCAAATTGGCTGGCACAGCTCACTGTGATTGTGGCCGTGGTTTCAGTTTCTCTAATTGAATATCCTGTGATCCTGCCATCAAACACTAGGAACACATCACTGTCTGTAAAAGAAAAATCATCACCAAGAATTGCTCTATAGATCACCACTCGCTGGTCAATATAATCGTTGTTTAATATCAAAGCCACTGTGGTTGTGTCCACTGCTGTAAAAGTCATCTCCAGTGTGCCCACTCGTAGATCTGAACTCTCCACAATGTTGCCGTAGTTTAAAAATTGATTCTGTGCTAGATAGGTATTGGTTCCAGCATTGGGTGCTGATGGGCTGTCCCATTGTAGATTAATATTTGTAGTGGTATAGTATTGCGGTGTGTCTAATTGTAATTCTATTAAATCAGCAACAAATATCTGTCTTGATTCTAACTTGGTTTGAAGACCTGCTCCTATATTCCTTGACATTAGATCTCCTCATTCAAAGTTATTTCATACTTGTAGGTGCCATCAGCTTGAGTGATGTATTTTTGTTGATCTGAATCTAAATAAACTTTTAAAGGCACATTATTATAAGTTACTGTGGTTATACTGCTAAGAGATGTTACTAAATTTGGATAGAAATTTAGAGTAGCAGATGCCAACGATGCCACATCTTCAGTGATCATATAAACTTTATCGTGATTAGAAAACTTGATTAGATCTCCTTTTTTGAGAGTGCCTGTGCCTCCTGATACAGCGGCAGTGAGAGCACCTGCGGCCACTGAGCCTGTGGAAGTCACTGTGCCTGAGGCAGTGCCTCTGGTGCTGGCAATAGTGGGTGGAACCACTGTGAATGATCCATACTGACCATCCTGTTTCACAACAAAACTATAAGCAGTCATAAAGTCTGCTCTGGTCATTGCTGGTGATTTTAATTTAAAACTCCAATATTGAGCACCTACTCTTATTCTTTGTGCTTTGCCTGATACGGCCACTGTCACTCTGTTTTGAACGTTGCTTTGAAAATCCAATGTTTCAAATCCTACGGTTGATGGAAATGTTCCGCTCATATTATGCTGTCAAACTCCTTTTTCCTCGCTCTGCTAAACCTCTGTTGATCAAACCAATAATCAAGTCTTGTCTTGTAGTTAGTAGTTGATCAAAATCACGAGCATCAATTGTGTTTATATTAAATGTCACTGTCAAATTATCTCCTGCTCCCAATCCAGCATTACCATAACTCGTGTTCATATCATTGCCAGCCATGGATGAAGCCAAATCATTATTGGATATAACTGTACCATTGCTGTTGGGCACGAATAACTCTGGTCCTTTTTCTCCCACGATGTAAGGTTGGTTGGCCGCGGCTGGACCTCCTTCTGCTAAAAAGAAACCAGCAATCTGTATCGCTGTGGATACCCAATCATTGCCACCTCCTCCTCCTCCACCATAACTACCACCTTTGGGCATAGCGGCTAAAGTGCCTTGTAATGCTATCTGTTGTCTTAGACCAGAATTAACTGAAAATACTTCATCTCTGATCTCTCTAAACTTCTTTTTAACATAATCTAATACAAAAACTTCAATGGCCAATTGTAAAAAACCATTGATCAATTGTTTGGCAATGGCTTGACCCAAATCATACATGGCTTGAGTGGCAGACTTGGTTCCATTGAATATGGATAATAAAGCATCAGCACCCTGTGTTTTTAATGATCCAAATGTGCCTTTGATAAGATCCACAGTTTCTTGATATGGATTTGCGGCATCTTCTAATTGTTTGAAAGCATCTTCTCCTGCTCTGCCCAGTTGATGTAATAGACTTCTCTGTTCTTCCAGTTGTTTGATGATCTGATCTATGGGTATCTGTGATTCTTCTGCCTGTGCTTGTAGGCTTTTACCATAGGCATCAGTGGCTTTTCTTGCTTCTTCTGCTTTTTTATCTGCTCCTGTGTAAGCATCTCTAACCTTGTCTATGACACCTTTGCCTTTGTCAATTTCTTCAAAAACTTTTTTAGTTCCTGTGTAATCAATTTTAGAAAATGCTTCTTTGAATCTTTCTATGCTGGGCAAACCTCCAAGCAGTGTGCCATAAAAACCTGTCATGCTGTTCCAAGCATCTGTGAAGAAATTGATAACAATTCTGCCCACATTGATGAATGCTTG